AACAAAGCTAAGCCGCAGGGTGTGGGCACACCCGACCTTGGCTTTATGGAGTGGGGATTGGGCAACCGACTGCCTAACCTCGTGTATCTGCTCTCCAAGATGTCGCCCTTCACAGCAGCGGGAGTTGACTTCGTGAAGAAAATTCTCGTTGGCCGTGGTCCTTCGCCCAAGTATCACTACACGCAATACGTCGGTGGCAATATCACCGAGAAGTCTATCCCCTACCCTTCGGCTGGCACCTTGCTCCGCGAACAGATAGCCGACCTCAAGGCTAAGGAAAAGCAAATGTCAGATTCGGATAATCAATCTTCACAATCGGATAATCAATTCTCAAAATCGGTTAATCAACTCTCACAATCGGCGAACAATTCTGATAGTGAAGACAGCGAAGAGATGAAGTCGCTCAAGGCGGCACTGAAAGAATGGAAGCGCACCGATGAGGAGTTGCAGGCGTTTGTTGAGAACAACGACCTCCACAAGACCTACCTTGAGATGGCAGGCGATATGTCGCTCATGTCGCAATGCTTCTGCGAGTTGCAGCTTAACCAACGCCAGTTGGACAAGAATGGCCGCCCCGTGCCTACGTCGCAATGGAACCCGAAGATTGTCGGCATAAAGCCACGCTCGGTGTTCACTACCCGACTGGAGCGCATGGATAGTCAGTATCGCATCAACTATGCCTACCTCTCCAATCAATGGCTCGACTCCACCCAGACGCTCACCGAAACCGACCGTCGCATTGCCGCCGTGCCTTATCTTGCAGCCGACACAGCCGTAGCTGACCTCAACCGCCATGTGCGTGAGGCACGTCAGCAGCGTGTGAGCCGCAAGAACCGTCCCACCCGCTTCATCATGTCGCCACGCGACTTCGGAGGTCCTTACTATGCCGATGCCATGTGGCACAGCATCTTTGCCGGAAGCATCTTTGAGTATGCCTTCACCATCATCGACGACCGACTAACTCGCAAGCGCAACAGCAACATCATCGGTCGCGTGATCTACATCCATCAGGAATATCTCAAGCAGCTCTACACCCAGCAGGGCGAGAACAAGAGCAAGACGATGGCTCAGATTCAACAGGAGGTGTTCACCGACATCAACCGCTGGCTGTCTAATCCCGACAACGCAGGTCAGGCTCTTATCTCTGCCGTGTTCACCGGATTGGACGGCAAGGAGCACAAGGCGTGGGAGATTGTGGAGATTGAGACCAAGGCCAACTCGCAAGCGCAAGCCGAAAAAACCGAGCTTCAGGAAATATCATCCATCATCTTCTTCGCCATGGGCTTGGACTCGAAGCTCATAGGCAACACCCCAGGCGACGCTACATCATCGGGCGGCACCGACCTCCGCGAGCGTTTCCTCGTAAAGCAAATCCAGTTCGCCCCATTGCAGCAGCTCATGCTCCGACCATTGGAGGTGATCTCACGCTTCAACGAATGGGATTCTCACTTAGTGTGGCAGATTGACCGAGAAGTGCTCACCACACTGGATAACTCTAAAACGGGGGTGACGATGCAGGAATAGTAACGAACAAATAATATAGAGAATGATAGAACTGAATAAGATATATAATGAAGACTGCCTCGAAGGAATGAAAAGGATTCCGGACGGGAGTGTGGATTGCATTGTGTGCGATTTGCCGTATGGTGTCCTCAACAAGCAGAGCGAGGGAGGAGGATGGGATAGTATTATTCCACTTAATTCCTTATGGGAACAATATCAGCGCATTACAAAACCCAATGCAGCTATAATCCTATTCGGACAGGGTATGTTCACGGCAAAGCTGATGATGAGCAACGAGAAGATGTGGCGCTATAATATCACTTGGGATAAATGCCGTACAACTGGCTTCTTGAACGCAAAGAAGTTGCCATTAAAGCAAACGGAGATTATTTCCGTTTTCTACAACGGACAGCCAACCTATCATCCACAAATGCGCAAATGTCTTCCACATGAACGTAATCATAGCAGAGGAAGGCAAGAGAAAGAGCAAACTAACAGATGCTACGGAAACTTTGGCAAGGCAGATGATGTTATAACTGACGAAAAATACCCAACTAATATTGTCGTATTTCAGAGGGATATTCACAATAGTTTCCATCCCACCCAGAAGCCTGTCGCTCTTATTCAGTACCTCATTCGCACTTACTCCAACGAGGGCGACACCATCTTAGACAACTGTATGGGTAGCGGCACCAC